CTGGTTTCGCTAGTTGCGGCATTCGTCGCAGATGTAGCGGCGCTCGATGCAGAACTAGAAGCAGATGTTGCGCTAGAAGCAGCATTAGTTTCGGATGTTGCCGCGTTTGTTGCCGCAGTGGATGCCGTTGTTGCAGAAGAAGCAGCGCTCGTTGCCGAAGAAGCTGCATTAGTTTCAGATGTAGCTGCCGCAGTTTCGCTAGCTGCCGCCGCAGAGGCGCTAGAAGAGGCGCTGGAGGCGCTTGAGGCCGCGCTGGTAGCTGAGGTAGCCGCCGCAGTTTCCGAGGCTCCAGCGGCCGTTTCTGAAGCAGCAGCATTAGTAGCGCTAGTAGCTGCATTAGTTGCTGAAGTAGCCGCGTTAGTCTCACTTGTGGCTGCGGAAGACGCAGAAGATGCAGCAGCAGTTGCACTTGCAGCAGCATTGATTGCAGAAGTCTGAGCTGTAGAAACCTCAGTAATACTAGGTCCAGCCTCAGGCGCACCAGTGGTTACATTAAACGCAAGCACATTACCTTTAAGCGTGTCTACGTTTGGCATCTCAGTAGTAACGCCAACGGTTTTATCGTTGTAACGAAGAGCAAGGGTAGTTGCGTCCTTAACGTCAGCAGCGATAGCAGTCAGAGTATCAAGCTGCGTGTTAAGTGCAGCGCGGTTAATGTCTGCACCCGCAGTAAAGTCAGTCGTGCGCTCGATGGTAACGTCACGCGTAAGAACAACAATTGACCCACCAGCCTGACCAGTAACAGAAATAGTAACTGTGCCAGTAGAACCATCACCACCGCTAATCGTATAGTCAGTGGTAATAACTTTAAGAACGTCATCGACATATACGTTTACGTCTGAGTCATCAAAGAACTCAAACGGAACGACAAAAGATGTTTGAGTAACACCTTCTGCAACAGAATAACTAATCCGTGGATCGTTATTGGAAATGTCGATTGTCATGCGTCACCTCTTATCTGCCCTATGTTTTATTCAGAAGGCAAAGAAGGGCAACGCACAAAGTAACTAGGACAATTATGGTGATCGAGGGATTTGATTAGCAAGTGATAGCGCATCATCACGAAGACCACCCATGATTCCAATTGTAGAAATCAATGGAGTGCTTCGGATCAAACCCTTAACGCCATCATTGTAATCACCAGACAGCATATCGCCTACAGCAGTGCTTAGGTTATATGTCCAGTCAGCAGGCGCACCGCCAAGCGAAATGACTGCACCAAGCGGATCAGGATCAGCTTTAAACTTGGGTTGAATTGGAAAGTTAGACTCAAACCCAAGCTCGTGATTCATTGCCAAAGCACGATACCCAATGTCGCTGTAGAGTGCAGCAAGGCCAGAGAAGTCAAAGGCTCGAGCAATCTTATCTTCAGTATCCATATTGTCCCAAACATAGTTTGGTGTGCGGAACTGAACGATCATAGAGCCAAGGCCCATTGCAACCGCAGCATGAGCCAAACGGTTTCTTACTGCACCCGCAGCATGGTTGGCTGTAATCTTGTTTAATGCACCAAGCGTGTAGGTGTAGAAAGTAAATGGCAAGGCAAGCAAACCGCTTTCAATGCGGCGGTAACCTTGAATGCGTGGATCGCTTGGAAGCTGATCGCCATATGGTAACATACGCGCAACGTGATCTGGGATGTAGGCAACGCCATCCATAACCAATGGTTTATCTGCGGGTGTCCCCATAATCACGCGATTCATTACGCCAGAACGAAGAGCATTACGGAATGCGTTAGTTGCTTCTTCGTCAGTCCAAGCTTTGGTGTTTGGCAAGATCAAGCCGTTGCCGCTACGCTCGAATGGCATATCAACAATACGCCGCGCCAAGTCTTCAGTAATATTGTAACGGGCAAGGAAGGTGCGCTCAAAGTCAGTGGCGCTGCCATCTAATAGTTTTTGCGATGCCTCGATCAAAGTATGACCGCGCAACAATGCGTCCATAGATTTGATTGCAACAGTCACAGGTGCAAGTAAGTTAGCAATATAGAAGGCATTGTTTACTCGATCAGCAGTAGAGCGGCGCAAAGAGTTACCAGTCAAGCTCTCCATGTAGCGCAAGAAAGTTGTGCCCTGAACAATCTCAAGTGCCTCACCCGCTAGATTAAGTTCGCGCTTGCCCATGCCAAGAGTTACATCATCCATAGTGCTTAGGAATGCTTTGCCCATCACACTGAGTTCATGATCCATAAACAAAGAAGCAGCGTCACCAAGAGCAGCAACACCAGAACCACCTAGGTAAGTCCAACTTGCAGCAGTGCGAAGAATATTAGCAATGCGAGTATCTATTGCATCAGGGTTCTTAATAGCACTCCCAACAACACGATCATAAGTGCCAACAAAGTTCTTGATGTAGCGATTGATCTTATCTTCCGACACACCATCTTCGCGAAGGCGGTTGCGCATATAGTCAATGCGCGCCTCGAGCGTCATAAGCTGACCTGTCTCTGGATTCTTGAAGCGCTTGTGAAACTCAAGTCGTGGAGCAACACGCTGAGTGTAGGCAATCATTACTTCCTTAGCATCAGTAATAAGAAAGTCTCTGATGAGTTCGTTTGGAATATCTAAGCGGCGCGACATCAGTGGACCACTACGACCAAAACCAGTGAAGATTGCATCAACAGCATCGTCATCAATCTCACCCAAAATCGAGTCAATAGTGTCATCAGCGCGCTTTGCTAGGTCAGCAGGATCAGTCGATAAAGTTTTAAACGTGTAAAGACCATCGTCACCCTTGGTCATCACCTCATTGTTGTTGCGATACCAGTTGATCAGAATGCCCTTAAATTTCTCACGATCCGCCTCAATAGCGCGGCGATTGAAGAAGCGCGGGAAGTAACGGCGAGTGGTGCGACCACGGCCACGCTCAAGAACCTGTAGAGCATTGTCGATACGAGCGCGCGTTTCATCCATCGAGCGGCCAAGTTTCTCAAGACCTTGACGCATTGCAGGCGTAAGATCGAGTTCGTTGTATAAAGCGGCAAGTTCATCAACGGAACGAGCACCGTTAATCTTTTCAAACATATCATCAAAGCGCTGTTGAGCAGCTTGCAGTTCAGTGATCTCGTCTTCAATCTGTTGACGCAAGCGAACCTGAGCGTCAGTCAATCCACGCCCACCTTCAGTGCGAGATAGGCCACGAAGGGTGTTTGATTTCTTTTCAATGAGGTTTGAAATGTCATTCATACCTTCACGCATCCAACGCTGATTCTGTGCAATGATGCTATTAGTCACACTAATGAGTTCAAACTGACGACCCGCGTCAGCTAAGTAGTTTTCTTCAAAGACATCGCGCGGATTAATCAAACCTTCAGCAGTAAGTTCGTCTTCATACTTGCGGAAAAAAGAATCAAGCGCCTGCACAGATGCGGCCTCTTGACCAGTCATGCGGTCAAACGGAGTTTCATCTATGTAAAGGCGACCAATGTGATTATACCAATCTTCTGGTGAGGTAACATCTCTCCCCATCGCTCTTCGTGCGCGTTCAATATAACTTCCCACAGGAATATTAAGCATTTCTGTTGCGCCAATTGGATTTACTTGGCGATAGTTTTCATTCAGAACTTCAAGAGTTTGGAACCATTCGCCCTGCCTACGACCCGCGTTAATAAACACAGAAGAGCCATGAGACTCACCTCTTTGGTTTTGAATCGTAGGCAAACCATTATCACCCGCCAAACCAAGCAAGTCATCTTTTGCCCAGTTTGGAATATCAGAATCACCAATCTCAGCTTTCAACGGAGTAGGAAGCGCGCGATAAAACCAAGAGTTAGTAAACCATTGGCCTGCGTAGCTTACGTCTTCACCGCGATCAAGTGGTCGATCAGAGACACCATTGAGATAGGTTCTGTAATTTTGTGTGAATATCTCAGTTCTTGGCCCTTCCCTGAGAGGACGACCAAGAAGAAGACCAAGGCCATAACCAAGGCCACTAGCAAAAATACTCGTTCCAACAGTGAGAAGTGCTGCATTTGTTAGCTCGTCTACAGGGTCACCGCCCATACCAATTTCATTTAGGGCTTGAGTAAGAGACATACTACCATCGACAACAGCAGCATCAAGAGCGCCTAAGCGCGCAAACTGAGAAGCAGTCAGTGCCTCACCACGCATTAGGGATGCAGCGTTTGCAGCCATAGTTGCAGGCGCTTCAAAGCCTGCAAGCGGAGAAGTCTCAGGCATCATTGGCCCTTGGCGAGTTGCAAGACTGCCTCGAACAGTCATTCGATCCGCCGCTTGGCTAAACCCAAGACGCGCTTCGCTCCTTGCAATCTGAGAAAACGAAGCCGCGCGCTGCACGTTTTGCATTGCAGTTCCAAAGCGCAACGCTGCGTTTACTCCGATAGATGGAATTGCCAATGAAAAGTGAAGAGTCGGATCAGTAACGAAAAGATTTACGCCAGAAGAACGAGCAATAACGCTTTGCGTTTCTCGCTGACGTTCAATAAAATCAATCTCATTTGCAAGATTGTCTGGGTTGCCAATGCCAAAAACAAGAATGCGGCGAGCTTCTGAGTCTGTAAGATCAGGTCGTGAGTCTACATACGCCTGCGCATTGCTTATGCTTTCCGCATCATAATTACCATCACTCGTATAGAAGCTAAGTGATTGCATAATCGGATTAAAGACACGCCCATATTGAGCATTGCCAGTCTGCCCCAATGAAGGAGTGACATCTGGCAATACTGGGTTGACTTGAATCGGGCGTGGCTGAGGAACATTAATCCGCATTATTTATCTCTTCCGCAAACTCAGGGTAACGATCAAGCAGCATTTCTGGGGTAAGGTGTTCCATTGTTAGTGCATACTCAAAGCTTGCACGACGAATTTCTTGTTGATTACCACCACGCTCTGCCATCCGAAGATTGTGCAGCTTTTGTTGAATTTCAAAGTTGCGAGAAGACTCGGGCGTTTGTTGAAGAAGATATGGCTCACCATTAATCATAAATGGCTGGAACGATCCGTTAAGTTCATAGCCAAGTCTGTAAGTAGCCAAGCCTCCATCACGGAATGATTCCATAACTGGCTGATACTTTAGATCAATGCCAAGAACTTGAAGCCCTGCATTTAAGCGGTCACGATCATTCATTTCCTCAATTGAATCAAAGCCAAACATTTGAGGCGAAATAGACTCAATTGCAGCAAAGAAACGTTGTTCAATATCTGCGCCAAGCAAGCCAAACACGCCTCGAATAGTTTGATCGAGTGCAGTTCCACCCTGCAAAAGAGAACGATAGTTAGGGTCTTCGGCCATTGTATCAATTAGTTGGTTTTTATTTTCTATAATCTGGCCAACAGTAAAGTAATTGGTTCGAGCGTATACAGTCTGTTCATCAATGTGCGGACCAATAACCGCATCGTCACGGCGCATCTGGCCCTGTTTGTCCGTGTATTCATTAATAATTTGCTCAACCGTATCTTCCGTAAACTGCGTTCCACGAATGCGGCGAATACGCATCATCGCAAGTATTTCCTCGCGATAGTTTGAACTCATGGGATATTCAGCAAACAAGGTAGTAAGAGAAGCGTTCTGAGCTAAACCAAGGTCAGCTCGAATTAACGCGTCTGGATTTTCGTCAAAGGATTGCAACTCAAGCATAATATCTAAAGGCGCACGGCCTTCATCTCGAGCGTGGAAACTAATAGCTGAATACATTGCATAGGTTTCTTCTGACAAATGTCTGCGAAGAATATCCATTGGCTGCGCACGGCCACCTTCAACCTCAACCTCAAGACTAGAGTAGACTTCGAACAACTGCAAAGCAGCCGCCATATCATCTTCATTGCGAGAACGAAGGCCAGATTCGATAACTCGAGCAAGCGTTGGAAGAACATACCCTTTATTAGCAACATCTAAGAAAGGATTAATGCCATCAGCATTTGTCATATTAAGAACTTGACTTGCGCTATTAATTACAAGACCTTCAGTAATTCTTGCGTCATAACGCTGCAACAACGCATCATCGACGCCTTGATTATTTTCAATAGCCTCAGCATCTAAATCTGCTTGAAGATTGTTCACTCGTTGTTCAGCTTCATTTTCTAAAGCAGTAAGTCTGCGTCCCATTTCGCCATCAGCTTGCGATGGGCGCAAAGTATAAGCTTCACGATAAGCTTCAAAAACAGCACGCTCGTTTTCGTTTAAGTTCGAAATAAAGCTTTCTGGAACTTGTTGACCAGAACGAACAGCGCTGCGAATTTGCGCCATGCGTGTGGCAGAAATATCGCCGATAAGTTGCGCATCTTGAATGTTTTCAAACGCAATAGCATCATCCAACAAACCTAGAAGCGTTGCCTTTGGCGTTTCGTCCAAGCTTGAAGATTCAATTGACTGACGAAGATCAGCAGCCCTCTCAAGTGTTTCGCCATTAGAACGGGCAACTCTAATCTCGGCGCGCAAATTATTCTCAGTTTGAAGACGAATATCACCAGAAATAGCATTAAGAGCAGCACGGCGAGTATCTAGCTGTGAAGCTAATCCGACCCTTTCATCTTGAGTCATGTTGGCAATTACAAATGCAACTTCTTGCCCAGCGATTTCGCGCACAGCCGTAAAGTCAGTAGTGCCCCTTGTTCTCAACTCATTAACAAGAAGGTCAATGTCCCCTTCATCAACTACTTCAAGGTTAATTTGTTCAGAAGCCCACTGACCAAGAAGTTCATTTAATACTTCTTGCCTAAACTCAACGGGAACTTGCAAAGCTTTAGCGCGAATGCTGTCAACGTTATCAGCAGAAGAGACTTCAATGCTACGAGCATACTGATTAACTGAGCTTTCAGTATATTCATCTTGCAGCCTGCCTTGTGATTCCATCATTGCAATCAAAGACTCATCGTTGCCATCAATGCGGGCAGTCAAAATAATATCAGCAAGATTTGGAATGCCTAAGCGTTGAGCAAGTTCTGGAATTGCATTTGGATTTCGAATGCTAGTAATCAAAGCTGCTCGATCAGCATCATCTATATTGGCATAAATGTTTGACAAGCGATTGTCGGCAATCTGAGAGCGATAGCCATCTAACTCATTGCGGCCACGAAAGTATTCCGCAGGGGTCATATTTCCAGTTTGAAATATATCATCTAAGCGCGCTTGCTCCGACTCAATAGCAGCAGCAGTTTCTGCTTCACTTGCGCCACTTACCATTAATTCATTAATGCGACGACGACCAAAATGACTTTCAACAAGTTGCTGGCGAACTAAGGCTTCTCTAGCGGCGCGCGCTTCACGCTCACGCATTGTTGCGTAAGTAGAGGCAATATAACTAGTCGCAGTATCCTCAATGTAACGGCCATAATTATTAAGCTGACCGCTTTCATCAACCGCATTTGCATACATCTCTTGGACATATGAACTCATGCGATCTCTGTAATCATTTGCGCTAGAAGAGTCGTTGGCAATCTCCCTGCCACGTTCTTCTAACTCTGCATTGATTGATTCCTCAAAACGCCGATCAATCATGTTCTGATAGGAACGAGCGGCAATTCGGCCAAAGTTCGATGGTGGCTGATAGGCAACAGGGCGACCAGTAGCAGGGTCAATCGTTACAATATCAGTGCGTGATGGGGCGCCAGCAGCTTCTTGACCAGCCTTTTCTGCATCAATCGCAGCGTCACGAAAAGCAAGGTTTGCCATAGTAGTAGCGGCACGGCTGATAGCCTCGCCAACAGAACTGTCAGAGGCATCTGCCCGAATAACACCAATTGGTTGAGTAAAAACTTGTGTCTTTTCGCGAGTGATAGCCATTATGTTTTCACTCCTTGATATTGATACGCTGAAGAACCAAGAGTCCCAATTGCGCTAAAGAGAGATGCTCGATAAACATTTTGACCTCTGCGCAATTCTGTTGCAGCAGCAGCCCTGTATTTACCAGTTTCAAAATAAGATTGCGTATCCATACGGCCTATGTCTTGAGCAACGATTTCTTTCTGGCGCTCAAGGAAGGCCTCAACACTTCTATCTCTACCCATGTCTCTAGTAACACTAAAGGCCGCAATGTTGGCAGATTCAGCCAATTCATATTCAGCCTTCCGCGCATTAGCGCGCTGAAGAGCCATTGCCTTGTTAAGCTCACCCTCGGTTTCGGTTCTAAATGCCGTGAGCCGAGAAGCGTCACGCTGCGCTCTGCCAGCCTGAACTTGGCCAAAGGCAGATATCAAACCAAAAACAAGACCTAATTCGCCAGCCATTATAGTATCAACTCCGCAATCAAGCCGTTCAACTGAAACGACAGTGGTTCATCTTGTGTTACTACAATTTGCGGATCGCGGCTGTAACCAAGAAGACGAAACTCTATCTTGCCGCTAAACGCGCCTTCAGTAATCAACTTAGTATCATTAAAGCTTGCTGACCGAGTGTTCCGCATATCCGCTACAATAGTCGCTACGCCGCGTGGAACGCCTGTTGCAGGCCCGTTAGCCACGTTTGCATCAATAGGGTTAGTCGTAATGTTAACGGTGTATGAGTAACCAATATATGCGCTCACATAGGTTGGGTTGTATTGAGTAAGATCAATATTACCACCCGTCACAGTATGTGTGCCGCGATAGTCTTGGTTCCCATTTGCTTCTACAGCAATAACATGAAGAACAGTTCCATCAGCAAAGTCAGCGCTTACATCGGCTACATTTGCTGTAACTGTATATGACTTGGCATTGTCTAACTGAAACTCTTCGTCAAACTCACAAAGCCTTAGATCAGTGCCATCAAACCACACAGCAGCAAAAAGACGATCATCAATTGCAACCACAGAATGAAAGTCACCTTGCGCTGTAAATCGCATCCATCCCGCTCTTCGCTCGGCGCGATTAGAACCAAAGACCGCGCAATCGCCAGAAGACGAAACAAATACAGCATAAGACTCAGCCTTTTGGAAAGCACCATTGACCACAGCAATATCTTGGAAGTCGTCAATTAAATGCGAAGAAATCATAGATACAGCAGTCGATGTGTAAGCATCTTCTGTATCTGTATAGAGATACTCTCGAACAACCCGACCGCCAGTTTGCAAGAACAGCGTTGCGCCATCGATAGACTTAGGCTCAACGAACTCACAACCATATGGAGTTTGCTTGCGAATCTGAGCGTTAGCTGGAGTAATTGCTTGGTTCAAGAATGTAGGAACATAAAGTTCCGCAGAGGCGGTAAACACTTGTAGGTCACGGTTTGATACCAAGTAACGAATTTCGTTTACGTCACCAGTCGCAGCTACAAGGTTAATGCTGTCGCTGTCTTCCGCAGTTCCTACGTCAAAGTTAAAGAAGCTGCCACTCGAAGACATCCAGATAGCATCTGGCTCTTGGATGGTCCCACCAAAGCATAAGCGATTCTCATGAAACTCAATAGCCGCAGGGTAACCACGCACAGCAGAGAAAGACTGCTCATCCCAGTTATGGGTAGGCGCATGAGTAACAAGACTTACATAACCACCACCATCTTCAGACAAGTTAGCCGAAGCGCCAGCAGTGATCGTGTAAGTATTCTCATCGATAATGTCGCCAATTGTTCTAGCGCCATTAATCTGAGAAGCATTGATACCGCCTACGGCAGAAGCATTCTCAACAGTAATAGACTCACCACCATCAAAGCCGTGATTGAGATGAGTAACCTCAATAACCGCAGAACCATCTCGGGTGCGAAGAGGGTTAAGAATATCAAGACGAATGCGAAGCTCGTCAACAATGTCGCCCACAGCAACAGTGCTACTAGTCACGCTGGTAATAACAAACTCAGACTTGCCGTAACGCATGGTCACGCCAACGTGATCGCTGGTCCAGTATGGCTCACTCACAGTAAAGGTAACGCCAGTCCCGCTCGTTGCAGAAGGATCAAGGTTAGCATTGACTGGGTGAAATACACTGTAAGGCTGATAGATTTGCAAACCATCAGAGCGCTCATCAAAGCTAAATGGTGTGCACTCAAAGCTAGTAAGGCCAGTTCGAATAATCATTCGAGGCGCAAAGAGCGGATGGCAGATAAACATTACATCGCCAGACTGGGCGTATGTATACTCGTGGATATACTCTTCATCGAATGGAATCGCATCCCCATTCGTATCCACAGTCAAAGTCTGAACAAGACTAATCGCACCATTAACAATGCGGAAGCAGCTTGCCTTAGCATCTTCAATAGCAATGATGTAACGCTCATCGTCAGAAAAAACAAAAGGCAGCAATCGAAGCTGCAATCGTTTTGATGTATCTCGAGCAATACCAAAGTCGTATAGGTTTCGAAGACCAGCGCGTTTAACAACACCGCCTTCTGCGCGCACCAGCAAATTCTCTACGCGCTGCGCTGAGGCCTGATAGATAGGCGAGTCAGTCCGCATAATAGTAGAGTCACTGATCTCTCCGAACTGGAAATTAGTGATTGGAACGCGAACTTTCTGCATTAGCTACGCCTTTGCGCAATAAACCTTGAAGTGTTGAGTTTGCGAGTTGTCTGAGTTTGTGAGTCTAGTCTTCGAGCGTGAGCAAGAAGAAGATTAGCTTTACCCTCCATTAACTCAGAGAGTTGCATATCGCGCGCAACAGAAGTCGCAAGAACACCAGCCATCATGTATTGCACTGCAATTACAAAGTATGGTGGCCATACAGATTCATCAGCACGGAAGTTGTAGTCAGCTACTAGCTCTTCCGTTGCAGAAGCATCACAGTAAATCTTGCTGCCATAAGTATCATAGATAATAGGAACTTCGTTTACAGTTACCGCGTTAAGCATAATGCTTTCGGATGGTATCTGATAAGCAGCAGAATATCGACCAGTTGGTGCATTCGCCAAGCGATTCAAAACAGCTTGGTCTTTAGCAAAACGCCAGCGAGTGTTTGTAAGCGCGGCGTGGGCTATATCCTCATACATTGCGTTGGCAACAGTTGCTTCGGCTGTGCCATCCTCAAATGATTGAATAGCGTCACCACCGATCAGGAGGGACGCGCGCGAACAAATCTTAATAGGCGTGTTTGCTACTGTCATGGCAAGTTGGGGGGCCGAAGCCCCCCACCTCTATTAGTTGTTATCGAGGACTTCGTAGATACCGTTGCTATCGATAGCAACAGCACCCATCGACATCATCGATGTTGCAAGGTGTGCGACCTTCTCAGGAACGTAGTTTACTTCCGTCTGAACGTCAGAGTTGACACCCAAGCCAACCGCAGTGGTGTGGTAGGCAAAGTTCTTACCACCAGCAACAGCAGACGTTGAGAAAATCTTGAAGCCCAAGAATTCTTTCATTGTCATGCCGCCTGCGAATGGCAGGTTCTGTGGCCCAACATAGTCAGACGATGCGAACTCGTTGATCGAGAACAAGTCAGCAAAACCAGCAGGGGACATCGCAATGTAGCGCTGACCGTCTTCTGGAATGTCTGCCGTGCCAAAGGTTTCAAACAGAACCAAGAGGTCTGCTTTAGCCAATGGGCCAGATACGTCTGCAATCTGAGTTGCGTTTGCACCAGCGTCCATTGCTGCGATGATGATTTCATCGGTCTTACGGCCAAGAGCCGCAGCAGCAGATTGAGCAACAGCTTGACGCTCGTTGATGTTGATCTTCAACTCGTCCAGCTTGTCGATGTATTCGGCTGCGTAGAAGTCAGCCATTGTTGCTTCGACGTTGGTGTGTGCCAGTTCCATCGCGGTCACATTGCCGTTGCGCGCTTTAGTGCTTGCAGCGCCAGTGCCGATTTTCTGGAAACGTGCAGTCGAACCCGTGACATTGGTAGAGCGAACAGTGTTCCGCAACTTGGAACCCATACGCTGATACGCCATGTGCACTTCGGTTTCGAACTGCTTGATAAAGGCTTGATCGATTGTATTAGCCATTTTGTCAGTCCTTGAATGAAGTTACAGTCCAGACGGGTATCCGTTCTCTCACCTCATAGAGGGTATCCTTGCGGGCCTCTCAGTGCATCACGGGCCGTGATAAGAAACTATACACATTGGTTTCTTCCGTTTTGCAACGCACAAATTGCACAAGTTCTGCATTATCGGTTTTAATCAATGCGTCAGCTTCAAACTCTAAATGAGCTAGCCATTGGTGGATCATCTCATTTTCTGTCCACACTTGGCAATAAATCTCATCATAGAAGTGGTGATAGAATCTTATTAGTTCAGTGCTAGCCCTAGCAAACCGAATCCAATTTTTCTTCATTGACTTGGTAAACAACGCCCACATACAGCCTTCTTCGTCGATGCCAGTGACAGCAAGTGGCCTGCCATCACGCTCAACAACAAAAACCATTTGGACATTGATCAATTGCAAAAGAGCCTCAAGCGGGTCTGTCTTATAGACTACTTGAAGCTCTCTTACGTTTTCTTCGCTAAGGTCATTGTATAACGGAATAATGTGCTTGGGCCTTAATGGATAAAGCCCAAGACCATGAGATTTGATTACAGGATCATCCATACAGCTTTCTGAAACCTTCTTCGACTTGCTTCACGAAATGAGGGTCACGCCGAACTGGGCTATGATACCGTTCATCTTGCATCATCTCACGAAGTGCTTGTTCGTCAAGTCTTGTTGAAGGCGATGTTTCGCCGCTAAAGGAACCATCCTTCATTGCTTCCATAATGTGCTCAAGAGCTAAGATGCCCTCATGTGTTTCGCACATACGTTCGATTGCACCAATTGCATTCTCAGGGAAGAACTTATTAGCAAACATAGACACAGCTTCGATGCGTTGATTAGCATTGTCGCCAAGCTTTGCTGCCTCTGCATCCATATCAATCTCAGGTTCAGCGTTTGCAGAAATAGCTTCGACATACATATCGATGCCTTTCTGAAACTCTTCTTGGCTGTAACCATTCTCAAATGCGTGGCTAGACCACCATTGCAAAAGCTCACTGTTTACTGCCGATTCTTCGTCAATAGTTTCTGGAAGCTGATACTCTCCCGCACTCGCTGGACGATCTTTAAATGCTTCAGCTTGTAGTTCTTCAAGAAGTTTTTCGCGGAGCGTTTCTTCCTTCGAGCCAAGCTTCTTCTCCAACTCCTTATAAGCATTTGCTAGATCATCTGCGCTTTTATACTTTCCAAGCAAAAGGTCTTGTTCTGCTTGAGTAGTCTCTGTGGTTTCTACTGTAGCCTCAGTGGCTTCAGCAGATTCAGTGGCTTCACCACCAGAAAGTAAGCTATCACTCATTTGTTTTTGCTCCGTTGTGCGTGGGCAATACGCTGTTCAATTTGTCCAACAATGAATCGCTGCCCCTCCCGATGCCAAAGAGAATTGGTATCCTCATTGGGGCCAGCAACCATTTCAATGGTTATTGACCTAAGGTAACGCAATACCTCTTTGCCTGTTGGCGTATTGAAGATTTCAGCAATGTTCTGGCTGATTTGAATATCAAGCTCCCTGCTTCGCTGGAAGCCATCTATTCCAATATTAACCTTGTTGTTGCTCAATTGGCATACCTTGCTGTTGTTGCTGCATAGCCATTTGCTGCGCTAGTGCAGCTATTTGTCTACGCTGTTCTTCGTCCCGAATCAAGGACTCAGGCACTCCGAACTTGCGTGCAAGGTGAATTGCGGTTTGTTCGCTATCAATAAGTAGCTGCAACATCTCAGGTCCAAAGACCCCACCAACCAACTCAAGGAAGCGGGCAACCGAAGAAATATCTTGGTTAGCTTGCGCCTGAGCCAGTGGAGAAACGGATTTGATTTTAATCTCACGCCCGTTTACAGTCGGGACTTCGATGCGCCCCTGTTTCTTTAGAATATAAATTACACGCTGAAGAACAGGCTGAACCAACTCAGCTTGCAAACGGCCAAAGGCAGAACCCATGCGGCGAGAAAGATCAGCCATACGCTCTGCAACCTCAGTCGCAGTAGCGGGGGTTTTGTTTGGATCACCAAGCATATCGTTGTAAAGCGCACGCTTAATATTCAAGCGCATATCGTTTAGAACTAGCTGTGCAACATCGAAGCGCCCTGCGGCGTTGATTGGTTGCAAGCCAGAACTACCCATAGCCTTAGGAATAATAGACCCAGGAACTAGTTGAATAGTATCTGGATTGATTACGCCATCGTCTTCCATCTGATAGATACCAGAGATCGACATCTGAGCATTCTCGAGGATAAGCTCAATGGTTAGGTTTGTCGTTTTGATCGCAGACAGCGCATTGATAAGTGGGCCGCGACCATAGATTTCGCCTGCACACTTAGACCAACGGAAACAAATAAACGGATTAGAACCAACGCCTGCCATCTGCTTTTCATGCAATACAGTCTTTGTCGTCATGCAGAATGCGTAATGATAATAGGATTCTTCGTTCTTACGAGAGTAATCGCGGCACACAACCTCAAGAACATCTGTTGTGTTATCGCCACCCATCTTGCTCATAACCTTTGGATCAAAGGTAGAGCGTGGGAACATAAGCGGTAAGTGATCAAACTTAACCTTCTTGCGCTCACGGAATACATGATCGATCCGATCATCTGGGCCTGTGTCAAGAACAACATGAGGCAAAGGAATCGCGGTAAAGTTTACTGGATTTAAAGCGTCACCTTCTTCAACACAAAGAACACCAGTGCCAACAGCAAGATCAAGGAAAGACTCGTGAACTTCCTGCGCGAAGTTTGAGTTTTGAAGGACTTCAAAAACATAGTCAGTGACTTCATCCAGCTCGTTATCAACGCCATCGCGCTCTTCAGGAGGGACTTCAGAGCCAGCAGCAAGGTCAGCCCAGCGCGCAAAGTTTGGAACAATGCCAGCTTGAAGTCGGCTGGCAAACTCTTGGACACCAACAACCGCAGTTTCGTCAAAGATTTTATCATCGCGCCTTTGGCCCGACTCTTCATAGTAGAAAGATTCACGTTGAGGTAAGGCATACTCATAGCACTCCTCGAATAGCGGAACCCAATTCTCACGACGAGCCTTAGCCTTTCGGTAATGCTCAATGTATTTCTTTGCGATTGGATTGTCGGAATATTCCATTAGCGATTAAACCTACCTAGAAAGCCAGCACCACCACCAGAAGAACGCTGAAGCATTGAGCGGCCACGGCGACCAGTGCCACCAGCACGGCCACGCCTTGTTGTGCGCTCAGTAATTGCTTCTTCAATATCGCCTGCTTTGGTTTGCGCACGCTCTTTAATTGCTTCTTGCTTTGCTTCTTCGGCAGCAACACGCTGTTCAGCAGCCGCGCGAGATTGTTCTTCTGCCGCAACTTTTTGTTGTTCTTTAGTCGTGCGATCAATGCCCAAGGCTTTTTTAACTGGTTGGCACATAGCTACCTCCTAATCATAGCTTTGCTAAACATAGAATATAATTTTGCACAACGCACAATTCGTAAAGCGAAGCTTAACTTTTTACATTCTAGCCCAAAGCCCTTGCCGTCTTTGCTGCTTTGGTTTGCGGTTAAATACATCAAAGTCTTTCCTAGCAACAACAGGTTGCGCTGGTTTCTGAGAGTTCATCAAGGCACGACCTTCGCCTGCACCAAGGAACAAATACTGCGCTGCATCATGAACGTGGGAGAACATATTTTTGTCTGGCTTATCAGCATAGCGCTCACCAGATACCTCCATACGCTTATACCCATACCCACCCTCAAAGCCCTTGATAAGTTGTTGGCAACGGCGGTCAATAAGTAGGGCTGGCTTCCCTTCAATCATCTTGGTGAGTTGGGAGGATACGGCCTCGATGCGAAGGTCAACAGAGTTGGAGGGAGCAGGGAACGCCCTCAAGCCAGCCCCGCGCAGAATGTGAAAGGGTGTTGACTCATCAGTCTGCGCTCTAAAGTCGCCCGCAGGGTCGCCATATATGATGACCTCTGAGGCTGCATTAAATCGAGTTGCCAGTTCATTACGAAGAACCTCAGCAAATCTAACTATGCCCATGTCTACAGCAACGATCTCTGATTGCAAGAACCAACGACCGCGCACCTTCTGACCAAGGACAGCCGCAGGCGTAAGACCAAAGTCTACACCCACATACACTGGCGCTCCAGCAGCGACAGGTATTTCTTCTTTCGCGACATGAACCTCGGGTGCGAACATTGGATATACGGGCTTTCCGTCTTGGACATGACCTAGCCTATTCATAACATAGACATCGATCCAGCTTTTTGTCTTACCTCGAATTAGGTTTGGATAGTAAGACTTCATCATGTGCTTGGCGTTCTCAGCATCAGGATTAGGCTTATAATCCTCGATTTCGCCATCTTCATTCTTTTCTTCCAGCATTCCAGCAGGCTGAGTAAAGAACCGCCAGTTATCTGGCTTGACTAACATCTTGGCT